ATCTTCATTAATGGATAAAATTGTCAGAAATAGTATAGGATTAGATTCCTATATAGATGATTTCTGGTCAAACACAACCTCTTCTAACTATCCGCCATATAATTTAGTTCAAGTGAACAATGTCGAATCGAGGTTGGAAATCGCACTCGCGGGATTCAAAAAGAAAGAAGTCAAAGTCTACACGGAGTTTGGAAAACTACATGTCGAGGGCAAAAAGGAAGAATCAAAAGATGATGCAACGATTGTCTATCAAGGATTGGCCCAACGTTCCTTCGATAGAGTCTGGACGATCACCGATGATACAGAGGTTAGATCGGTCAGCTTTGCCGATGGACTCCTTACCGTGGAATTGGGAAAAGTAGTTCCAGAACACCACTCTCGTAAAGACTACTTATAAATAAAATAGTTCGAGATGGATGGGGGCCTTTACGGCCCTCTTTTTTTGTGCTATACTAGAGGGACGTGATTAAAAATTATGACCATTAAATTAATGCTCTTAAAATCTGGTGAAGATGTAATCGCTGATGTTTCTGAAATGTTAATGGGCGAGGGAGAAAAAAGAACGGTTATTGGATATCGTTTAGATAAACCTTGTGTTATTAGAATGGTAAAACCAAACGTGACAGAAACAAATGGTAATGCTAAAAAGGCAGGATTTGAAGTATCATTATTTCCTTGGATACCTTTATCTAAAGAAACAAACATACCTATCCCTGCTGACTGGTTAATTACAATGGTAGAACCAGTTTATAAATTAAAAGAAATGTATCAAGAGGACATCGTAAATTATGGAAACGAAAATAATACTACTGACAACTAATCAAATAATCATAAGTCAAATAACTGAAGTTCCTGCAGCTATTCCGGGAGAACCTGATTGTAAATTATCCAACCCATTTACAATTAAAGACAATGATATCTTAGAACCTTTCTTGCTAAAAGTCACAAAGGATGATACATTTATGATTAGTTCTGATAAGATTCTAACTCTTGCAGATCCCACACCAACACTACTTGAAAAATATCAAGACCTTATTAAATGAAGTTCTATACTAATGTTCAATTGATCGGGAATCAGTTTCTGGTTCGTGGTGTTGAGAATGGAAAAAGATATGAACATCGTGATGAATTTTTCCCTACATTATATGTTAAGTCTAAAAAGAAGTCTAAATATAAAACGTTAAATGGAGAGACAGTTGAACCAATCAATCCGGGAACAGTTAGAGACTGTCGAGAGTTCTATAAAAAATATGAAGATGTCGATGGATTCGAGATATATGGAAATGACAGATACATTTACCAATACATATCAGAAAAATATCCTGTTGATGAAATCAAGTTTGACATCAGCCAGATTAAACTTGTTACTCTTGATATTGAGGTTGCGTCTGAGCAAGGGTTCCCTGATGTTGAATCGTGCGTCGAAGAGATACTTGCAATCACAATCCAAGATTATACAACTAAGCAAATTGTTACTTGGGGAGTTAAACCTTTTAATAACAAACAAGATAATGTTACCTACCACTGCTGTCACACTGAGGAAAAACTTCTTCGATCATTCATAGAATACTGGATGTTAGATGTTCCAGATGTGATCACTGGATGGAACATACAACTTTACGATATTCCATATATCTGCAAACGTCTTGAAAGAGTTCTTGGTGAAAAGATAATGAAAAGATTTTCACCATGGGGTCTTGTCTCTGAGGGTGAAGTTCATATCATGGGAAGAAAGCATACTACCTTTGATATTGGTGGTGTCACGCAACTTGACTACTTAGATCTTTATCGAAAGTTTACATACAAAGCACAAGAGTCATATCGTTTGGATTATATTGCAAGTGTTGAACTTGGGCAAAAGAAATTAGATCACTCTGAGTATGATACATTTAAGGATTTCTATACAAAAGGATGGCAGAAGTTTATTGAATATAATATAGTTGACGTGGAACTTGTTGACCGTTTGGAAGACAAGATGAAGTTGATCGAACTTGCGTTGACAATGGCATATGATGCTAAAGTCAATTATAATGATGTGTTTTATCAGGTAAGAATGTGGGACACAATTATCTACAACTACCTTAAGAAACGTAATATTGTAATCCCCCCTAAGAATAGATCAGCAAAAAGTGAAAGATATGCAGGTGCATATGTTAAGGAACCAATTCCGGGAAAGTATGATTGGGTAGTTTCTTTTGACTTGAACTCACTGTATCCGCATTTGATTATGCAGTATAATATTTCTCCAGAAACACTTCTTGAAGAAAGACATCCAACAGCAACTGTTGATAAAATTCTTGGAGAAGAAATAAATTTCGAGTTGCATAAAGATAATGCTGTTTGTGCCAATGGTGCAATGTATCGAAAAGATGTTCGTGGATTCTTACCAGAACTCATGGATAAGATGTATGGGGATCGTGTGGTCTTCAAGAAGAAAATGATTCAAGCAAAGAAAGCATATGAAAAAACTCCTACTAAAGAATTGGAAAAAGAAATTGCCCGGTGCAACAATATCCAAATGGCTAAGAAGATCTCTCTTAACTCTGCTTATGGTGCTATCGGTAACCAGTATTTTAGGTACTACAAACTTGCCAATGCAGAAGCAATTACCCTCTCAGGGCAAGTGTCTATCCGATGGATAGAAAACAAAATGAATTCTTATCTAAACAAAATACTCAAAACGGAGGGTGAAGACTATGTTATTGCTAGTGATACTGATTCTATCTACCTTAATCTTGGCCCTTTGGTGGAGATCATATACAAGGGCAGAGAGAAAACTAATGAAAGCATTGTGTCGTTCCTTAATAAGATCTGTGAAGTGGAATTTGAAAAGTATATTGAGAGTTCTTATGAAGCGTTGGCCTCGTACGTAAATGCCTACGATCAAAAGATGTTTATGAAACGAGAAAACATCGCAGATCGTGGTATATGGACAGCAAAGAAAAGATATATCCTAAACGTTTGGGATAGTGAGGGAGTTAGATATGATGAACCTAAATTAAAGATGATGGGTATTGAAGCAGTGAAGTCATCAACTCCTGCACCTTGTCGTAAGATGATTAAAGATGCACTTAAGTTAATGATGAATGGAACAGAAGAAGATGTAATTGAATTTATTGACAATGCTCGTAAAGAATTTAAAACCTTACCACCAGAGGATATATCATTTCCACGTTCTGCATCTGATGTTGTAAAGTATAAAGCATCATCTACAATCTATGCTAAAGGAACACCCATACATATACGTGGAGCATTGTTATTCAATCATTATATTAAAAAGAATAAGTTGGATAATAAGTATTCATATATTCAAAATGGTGAGAAGATTAAGTTCTGCTATTTAAAGAAACCAAATATTATTCACGAGAATATTATTTCATTTATTCAAGACTTCCCAAGAGAACTCAAGCTTGACAAATACATAGATTATGATCTACAATTTGAAAAAGCATTCTTAGAACCACTCAAAATTATTCTTGACTCGATTGGGTGGAGTGTTGAGAAGACTGTTAACTTAGAATTATTTTTTGCATAATGGATTTTTTAAAAGATATTGTAAAAGAGATAGGAGATGACTTCACCCAACTCGCATCCGATATTGACGAGACTGAAACATTTATTGATACAGGTTCGTACATTTTTAACGGCCTTATATCAGGCAGTATATTTGGCGGTGTATCTAATAACAAGATTACTGCCATTGCTGGCGAAAGCAGCACTGGAAAGACTTATTTTTCCCTTGCTGTTGTCAAAAACTTTTTGGATAATAACCCTGACGGTTACTGCCTTTATTTTGACACCGAGGCTGCTGTCAACAGAGGATTACTTGAGTCTCGTGGGATTGACTTAGATAGACTAGTTGTAATTAATGTAGTTACTATTGAAGAGTTCCGAAGTAAAGCATTAAGAGCAGTTGATAAATATATGCAAATGCCTATAGAAGAACGCAAACCATGTATGTTTGTGTTAGACTCTTTAGGAATGCTTTCCACTGAGAAAGAGATAAGAGATGCATTGGACGATAAACAAGTTCGAGACATGACCAAATCTCAACTTGTGAAAGGTGCATTTAGAATGTTAACACTTAAATTAGGTCAAGCAAATGTCCCGCTTATTGTCACAAACCATACGTACGATGTCATCGGAGCTTATGTCCCAACGAAAGAAATGGGTGGAGGCAGTGGACTCAAGTATGCAGCGAGTACAATCATCTATCTCGGACGTAAAAAAGAAAAGGATGGTAAAGAAGTCGTTGGAAACATTATCAAAGCTAAGACTGCTAAGTCGCGTTTAAGTAAAGAAAATAAAGAAGTTCAAGTCAGACTTTACTTTGATGAAAGAGGTCTTGACAAATACTATGGTCTCTTGGAACTTGGAGAGATAGGTGGTATATGGAAGAATGTTGCAGGTAGGTATGAGATTAATGGAAAGAAAGTATATGGTAAACAAATACTTGCTAATCCAGATGAATACTTTACACCAGAAGTAATGCAAGCATTAGATGAGATAGCACAAAAAGAGTTTAGTTACGGTTCTTAATGAAATCTATAGAAATTATTAAGAAAAACATAAATGTAAGTAGAGTAGTAAAACAACTAAAGAAAAATCCTCAAGATTGGGATCATCAAAAAAAAATTAAAAATTCAAAATCCTTAGTTGATCGTGGATTTGATGATTTACCTGTAGGTGCTCTTCAACTTATCATGGGCGGTGTGAAAAATGAAAAGGATTTTGTTGGTGATTCACAAATAAACATAAAGACTCCTGCATATGACCACCACACGGAAATTAGGAAAATTTTACGAAAAGAATTTAAAGGGAAACCCTTACATCGTTGTGGGTTTCTCTCTCTCCCTATTGATGGCTATGTGGGTGCTCATATTGACGAGGGTGTTTATTACCATACAAGAAATCGGTATCATCTATCCATCTTAGGTAGGT